GCTCGATATTTTCGGTTTGCTAGAGCTGCCTTACTCGGATTTTCCGACCGTCTCCTGATATTTGATTCGATTACCGCAGGACACGGTATTCCTCTCTTGGACTCACTCAAATGCTTACGATGGTCTAGTGATTTGGGTCGTCCCGTCAAGGCTAAAGCAACGGCTAATTTTTGGTGTTCAGTATTCGTACATCCCTCACGAGTTGCCCCGCCTAGGCCACCTTCCGCCAAATTATAACCAATTTCCAAATCTCTTGAATCAAGAGTTTGAATAAAAAACTTTTCTAAGGCGTTCATTTGCTCTTTATCACAAGGACGAACTAGTGATGAAATCACAAACGCCTCAGGACCATATTTTCGTATGGCACGGTATAGAAGCGGCTTGTCGTTGGTTCTACCGCCAGATATAGCTCGACGACACTGCAAAGCGAGATATGTTGATAGGTCATCTCCTGAATGTTGCCCAATGTAAATCTTGGAATTCACCGTATTTGTGATTGCGTAAATATGCATAATTAACTATACCATATTCCCCAACAGTTGTCAACCATAAATTCCTGCTTCTTCAAATGGATCGCAATACCCCGCCGCCATCACCTGTTCAGCTTGTACTGCCTCTCGCGCTGAAAGATCGGGATTTTCCAACGCAGCATTCAACGCCCTCTGCTTAAAACATTTGGCATATGTCCCTTTACCGTACAAATGGTCATATTGCTGTTGTGCTTGGCTGGAGATGCCGAAATCGGGGCTGGCCGCTTGACGCTTACCTTCCATATCAGCATACCCAGAAAACTGATCTACCAAAATCGACAATGCACTAACGATATCATCATGTGTAGAAGCCGCAGTTCCGAAATTGGATAATTCGGAATACAACTCTTCGAGTCCGACGCATTGATTCGCAAAAAGAAGCCTGTCGTCACCAAGATACCTCAGCACCGGCTTCGCCTTCATATCTTTTGCGTTCTTCTTGTTTCCTTGACCGAGCGGGACGAACTCTATAGGAACACGAACACGTAATTTGTCCATTTCCCGATAAATTTCTTTTCCTAACCATTTCACGCCTACCGAATCTTCGATACACATGCGTGATGGTTTCCATTGGTTTGCGACGGCGGCTATCTTACCCGGCAACTCATATTCATTCCATCGACCGCGTTGGCAATCAATGATGTAAAACCGCCCTCCGTAAATTAAAGATGTCAGAATTACTGTATAGTCCGCCCAACTTTTCGTAGAGTAAGCAGTGTCTATACAGGTAACCACAAATCCCGTCTGCGGCAGTAAATTGGAATTGATCGTTTTCCGATGAAGCAATTCCAACGGAAATTTTACAACGTGGGCCTTGGTCGGGTCGTTGAGGTATTTTACAGCAAATCCTTCTACGTCGTGACACTCGCCCTTTAGAAACTCGTAGGTAAGCTGGCCGGGAACGTTAAACCACAATTCCCAATCAGACTCTACCATTTCGCTCTCAACTTTGCCTGCTTTTACAGCAGCCTGATTCGGCCACCATGCAGGCCGTAAATATACCTTCATCTTTACAGGATCACCATTTTTGACACATTTTTCAATGTGCTTCATGTCCTGTCCGTAGGTATCGTCGGAGTCGTACCATGTCCCGATTTTATCGTAAAATCCGTACGGGACTTTCATGGCTTTATTGATGCTAACCTGCTTGTTGACGTTCTTGATTCGGTCAACCGTCCGGCTATTCTCGTTCGTTACAACGTCATCCAGTTTCATGACGCCGACGTGCCATCCTGACAAGTTCTGGTCAATGGATGCTGCGAACACCGTACATTCCTTGTCAACAAATGCCGACGCAGGAGTTTGAAACTCTTGCTGTGTTCCGTCGTCCTTAGGAATACAATGCTCAGGAAATAGTACCTGAAATAGAAATATTGACCCATCCGGCATCATGCGCGGCTTGATCGACTTCTTCGTGTGATACAGATTCTCAGCGTCAGGATCACTGTCGTCCAACTTGAAATGTCCCTTGATTTCTTTTACGAAATCAACCGCTAGATCGAGCACGCCCGTAAGGATCATGATCGTAATTTCTGGCCAGTTAAGGATGTACTGAATTACGTCCGCCATGTCAATCGACGACTTAAAGCCGCCTCTAGGCACGAGCAATAGTCGCTCTTTCTGGTCGACGTACTGCGTTGCGAACTCCTTGAAAGTAGGAATCAGGGGATTCTTGCGGACGAAAAACTCGTTGCAGATTTCCTCGTGAGTGTTGTGAACCGTTCCATCAATCCAGATGTAAGTCTTATCCGTCGTATCCCTGTACTTTTCCAGCAAATGGCATAGCGCGAATAAATTCGTTTGGGCCATGTACCGATACAAGAGCATGCGGTCTTGTGATGCGGGATCATCTGTGATAACCCCGTATGCCTTACAAACAGCAATGATTTTCTTCTTGATAGGGTCTGTCAACCGCTCGAAACTTTCGTACGCATTGTGAGCCATGATGTCGAGGGGCATATCCTTGTGCTGATAATTGGTGTCTGCCTTGTGCTTGTTAAACCATGTTTCTAACTGATCGACCCTCATGACTCCTCACTAACCTTTTACTTGCAATCGCCGACTGCACCTTTGTAATTCATATTACCTTCGGGCTGGCCGGGATAATCGACATATTTCGTACTACCTGCACGCTTCTCTCCCGCTCTCGTCCCTTTGAAGGGGCCGGGTCCAGACACACCAACCGTCTGTGGACCACTAACGTGTTTCTCTGCTGTCTTACTATTCTTCATAAAGTCTTTCCACCTTTCAATATACTTCGCTGCATTGCGAAGCGATTCAGGAGAGTCCCGAAAAGAGCCAAGACCTGAATTGCATCGAGAGCATAAAATACTTCTTACACATTTACCACAACTTATCCGTCCTGAACAGCATGCATGGTCGTGATCAACAGACCACCCGTTCTTTCCCGGTTCCGTAGATTCACAGACGGCACAACATCGTCCTTGAGATTCAAAAGTTGATTCCCAAATCTCAGGAGTCCACTTATACTGAATCTTTAGACGATGCTTCCTATTCCGTTTAGCAACGTATTCTGGATGTGCTTTACGCCATTGCTCACTGTTAGCGATATGCATCGCCTTATATACAGGGTCTTGCATTCGTCTCTGATGATTTTGTGCAGCCCGATTACGGCGCACTTCGGGATCTTTGTAAGGCATAATTCTCCTTTCCTGAGAATTGGGCGGTAGAGGAAGCTACCGCCCGCCTTCGGGTAATTAGTCCGAAGGAGATGAACTTATTTCTTGGGGTGATGCCAACCATGCATAGCGACGGCCATTCTGCCCATGGCGGCAGTATGCGGGTTATCGCTGTTGGCCGCTTCCTGCTTCTTCTCCATTGGGATCGGCTGATCCTCTGGAATTCCGAAGTGACGATGTAATGCCCCGCCATGCAACTTATGCATGCCTCTTGCGAAATGGGCTTTTTCTTCCGGTGTGTGTTCAGCCATACTATGCTCCTACTCCTGCTGGTCCTGCGGGTGCGACACCCGGCATCGGAGGAGCTGATGCGGTCAAAGGAGCAGGTGCTCCCACCGCAGGAGTTTCCTCTCCCTCATTGGGCGTACCGGCGTGATCCTCAAAATGATTGTGAAGATCAGACATGTCATTCGAGACATGCGTCTCATCGGGATGATGGGCCGGATGATGATGCACATGAGTATGAATTAACTTTCCATCGTGTGCACGAGTAGTACGAATTTCCTTAATATGCTTCGCAGGCTTTTTCTCGGAAGCCGATTTGCCAGGAACCATATCGAACACTTTGCTATCTGCCATATTGTCCTTCGCTGATGTAACTTTTTCGCCCTCATGTAGCGTATAGTTCCCCGTCTTGGGAACGTAATCAGTGCCGTGCTTAAAACTACCCAGCGGCTTTATGTACTGGTCAACATTGATTCGCTTCTCGGGCGGTTTATCCCCATACTTGGCACCCGGATGAATCTTGTCAACCTTCTGCGGGGGGTTCGCCTTTGGCATGTCAACAGGGCCGCTTACTGCCTTCTCGTACTCTTCCACATTCTGCTTGCGGTTACCTAGGCCCGATTCTTCACGGCTTCCGGCACCCATATTCAAAAGTCTTTTACTTAGATCGAGCTGGTCTGGCATAAATATTCTCCAAAGTATTCCATTTCGCCCGCGCCCAAAATTCCATGCCATGGCCGGGATCGAACGGGGGGTATAGCGTTTTGAAAATGTGTCTCGCCCGATTAAACGGCTGAGGTAACTCCCCCGCACTACGAAGATACATGAACGCCATTGAAGGACCGCGAGACATACCGGCGTTGCAGTATACTAATATAGGCTTGCCCTTGTCCATCATTTCCGCAATGAACTTAATTCCGGCGTCTAGCATTTCCTCAGAAATGAACTCATGATCATCTGTGTCGATCAGGTTCAAGGCCATCCAATCACCCTTGCGAGCGAAAAGATAGTCTGAGCCTTTCGGAGCACCCATAGTGGTATATCCAAGCATGGCTCGATGGCTGTCAGGACCATCCTTAGTAGCAGACAGACGGGCATAGCCACGTTTCTTTGCCTCGGGCACATCCTTATCACCGCCGACCCACAGACCGTCGATTATTTGCCTCATCAGTTCTCCTCAAATAGTTTTAGGCCAAGAGCGTTAAAGGCTTCTTCGACGTGCATACGAAAATGGTAAGAATCTTCCTTGTTCTTGAAGAGTCTTTTTCGAACTGTGACTTTTCTCTTATTATCCCATCCATAGAAACTTCTCTCCTCGCATGGATGTTTAGGAAATGCCTCACTGCGAATTATCGTAGTCGTGGCGTCTTTGATTCCCCATTTTCGGGAATCGGGTCCACGTATTGCTGAGAGAATGTCCCAAAGGTCAGCACTGTATGGTTGTTTAT